TTATTACTTGTTGAAATCTAGTTTTAATAGTTGCAAAACTTCCAGATGTACAACCAGCTCCATTAGGATATATATTATCTCCCCAATTATTTGGTAGCTGAGGATTATCAGTTTCATTATATGTTATCCAATCTTCAGTAGGTATTTGAAATAAATATACTTTTCTTTCACCTTCAACAGGATCATCTATAAAAAATCTAATTGCATTACCTTTTTCTGCACCATTATAACCTGCTTCTGAAAAGTCATCATGGTAAATTTTAAATTTTAAAATCCAATTTTTAGGATCGTCAGGATTTTCTACTCTATCACAAAAAATACCATCTGTAGTATCTACTGTATCCATTTGTATATCACCATTAGGAGCAACAGTTTCAGCAAAATGTGGGAATAAACATTCACCAACAGTAATCCACTCATTACTTCCAGGACGTTGTGCTTGAGCAATTAACTTTGCATTATTAGATTCATTAGGCCAATTTACTATTTGATTTTTATAAAACCAAACTGTTAAATAACAAGGTTGTCGGTGTGGAGGTGGATAAGTTTTACAAGGAGGACAGTTTGTTTCAGCAGGAGCAAAGTCACCATATTGTACCCATTCAGGAATAGGTTTAGTACAATTTATCCAATCAGTTTCTTTATATTGTTTTGTGTATGTAGGTTTCTTTTTGCTATCCCAATCACATAAAGATTTTTGTATAGAGTATTTATTTTTTTGATCTATTGAACAACATGTATTTATACCAAACCGTTTTGATCTAAAATCTTTAAAAATTAAATCTGCAAACTTTTGTTGTATCTCAATATTTTTAAGTATGTTATTAGTTCTTTCCATTAATTAACTCTTTATTAGCTGCAGCTAATTTTTTGTAATTTTCTTAATGCAAAATTATACATTTCCATACCTTCATCAGGACTATGGCAATATTCTACTTTTGCTTTTGCAGCGTCAACAAGGGTTTTAATGAATTCCATCTCATTAATTAAACTTTTTTTCTCTGAGTTAGGTTCACATGCTTTAATATCTAGATCACATAATTTTTGATAATACATTTTAAGAAATGTTGTTATTCTTAAATGATTATATTCCACATATGATTTATCATGAGGTTGCACCCTCCAGCGTACAACATATATACCATCTGGAAAAGAACTTCTTGTAGTATTACACTGAACAGTTTGTAAACCAAATGCACATGCATTAAAGTCCATTTTAAAACTTTCTTTTAATTCAATTAATTTAGGTGAATTAAATCCAGGTGCCATTACTAAAAGCTCTGGACAGTCTACAGGAACTACGCTAGAATACTGACTAGTATCCCATATTGTAAAGATTTCACAATTAGCAACAGTTGGTATTTCTAAGCTTAATATGTGTTTAGCCGCCATATTTACAGATTTATTATAATACTTCTTATAAATAATATACAAAAAATATTAACCATATAGAAATAAAAAAGGGGTAGAATTTACTACCCCCTTTTTAAAAATTAAATACTAATCAACTATTATGTTGGTATAGTATCATTTGGATACGCTGTTTCAACACCAGCATGCAATTGAATTCTGTCTAATAAAGTCTTAAACGTAGTTGCATTTGCATTTACACCTCCTGTAGTATAGATAGTATATCTGTATTGATCATTATCAAATACTCCAGATGGATTATTGTACCTCGGAACTGTATGCTGTATATAGAACTTATGGTACGTTGCATTAGTTGGGAAATTATCCAAAACATCTTTAGAGCCTTCTATTTGTCTAATTCTTCCAGAACTTTTATTACCTTGGTTATAAGGATTCTGCAAATAATTTTGAGTTAATAAAAGATCATTAAGAGCTCTAGTTCCATTTCCAATTTCATTTACTGGAGCAACTGATTCACCACTTCCACTGTAGTATTTATTAATAATACCGTTAGTAGTTGCAACACCATTATTATAGTTACTACCAACTAATGGTTCTGTATTAATTCTACAAGTATCACATGCTTTACCTGATTCATCAATTACTTCAACATTAGCTGTTAATGGTTCAGTATTTGTCCAATCTCTTGTATCAAAAGAACAAACTCCAAACTGAGTATCAACAACACCCATATAAAGTTTAAGTCTTGCACCATCTGTTGCATCCCATGTACTTGCACAAGCTACAGAATCATATGCAGAAGTAGCAGTATTATTAGCTGTAGTGATTGCATAATCAGTCCAGTTAGAACCTGTATCTGTTGTTACAGAGAAAAAGTCAGCTTGTGTAGTGTCAATTAACTTAGATAAAATAGGATCAGCTGCAATATTTTTTGCAAACTCATTAACTACTTTTTTAACATCCAAGTGAGTTCCTGCTGAATTACAACAATTACAAAGACCACCAATGTCTACATTTCTATAAGCATTGTGATTTAACATTCTAAGTGCATCAGCACCTTTAACGTCAATACGTAACATAGGATCAGTTCCACATTCAAAACAACTTTTACTAGAAGCTGCGGACATAAATCTTATAGATACTACTTGTGCAACACCTGCTGTAGCAATTTCTGTTCCTACTGCGTTAATAAATCTAAACTGAATATCTTTTGATTTGATTGATTCTTGATAACCTCCGTGTAGAGCATTACCACCAATAGTATCTGTTTGCTGAAATGAAGCATTAGCTATAATAAACTTTGCTTGACTTCCTAATGCATATGTACCAGCAGCACCAGTATATCCTCCCGCAAGAGTAGATATACCAGCAAGGTTTAATCCAGTATAGGCATCAGCATCATACAGACCTAAGTCTCCAATAGTCGTTAAAGCAGTTGTATTACCACTTGTTTTAAGACCACCAGATTTTAAATAAAACGCTTTATGATAAGCGTGATTAAAATGTGCCATAATTAAAAAATTTTAATATTAATAAATAATTTACAAATAAGAAGGTTTTAGTTCTTATATATATAATATACAAAAAATAATAATATTCTCTATATATTAGTTATTCTTTTCTGATTGTTGTTGTCCTCTCATTAAATTATTAGCATCACTAATATCACCTGCAATAATACTAATAGTATCATCTAATATATTTTCAACAATATCATCTTTAAATTCACATTCTACATCTACTGCAGATGTTGCACCTGTATATGGATCTACACTACCTGCTATTTGTATATTAACAGGTTTTCTGTAGTAAATTAAATAAGGATCTACAATAAAAAAGTCTTTTCTCCATATTCTTATTTCATGATTTCTAATTGTACAATATGTTTCAGCCCAATCCCAATTTGGATTTTTAAGTGAATCTCTTAGTATCATATCAGCATTACCAACTTCAGATAAATATACAGTCATAGTTCTAGGATCTACACAACATTTTTCTTTATCCATATTAGGAGCATATCTTGTTTCTTGAGTATATGTTGTAATATCTTCAGGTATACAATCATGTTGAGGATTATTTGGATGTACTTCTGGCCAAGCTAAACCATCTCCAGGAGTATTAGTATATGTTCTATCACAACAAGTACACCAAGGATTAAGATGTTGAGGTAATGTTTCTAATGCCTGTATTGGATCTGTAATTGTAGTTCCCCATCCTTGTACTAATGTATAGTTACAACTTCTACAAAAATTAGATTCTTGCATTGGATTTCCATTAAAACTCATAGTTTCACCAAAAGGAACACCAGGTAGTCCAGTACTATTATAGCTTATAGCACCACCTTGTAAATAGTGTCCAAAATCATTTTTACAATCTTCACATGTAGCTTCTTGTACTTGAGCAATATTAACATCTACAATCTGTTGTGCATTACATCTAATTCTTTTAAATTCCAAATATGTAGTATCATATATAGATTCAAAATTATTACTTAAAAAATAACCAAAGGTATCATTATAAGGAACATCTACACCTGTAAGTGGTGCTTCAACTATTAAGATCTCTAAATCATCAATACGTCTTTTGGATTGTTCATCTCCTTCTTGACGTGCATTAGTACCTCTAAGTTGTCTTCTGCACCACTCTATTTGTGCCTTATTAAAAGCTTCAACAATTTGCCAATCTTTAACATTGTCATAGTCATTACTGTCAAGCTTATTAAGTCTTTGCTTTATTTTAATTTGTAATGTATTATTGTTCATCTAATTATGCATTCCAATTTTTTTCTACTCTGTTTAATAAACCATTATAGATTTCCTCATTTAAAGGATTTTCTAAAAACAATTTAACTTCTTCTGTAGTTTTACCTAGTTTTGCATTATATTGAGTTTCTACAATAAATCCACCTTTTGATGTTATATAGTCCCACATTGTAGCATCTTTTATTAAAGCTAATATTTTTAACTCTTTAAGATCTAATCTAGAAACATCTAAAAATCTTTTAGCAGCTTTTTCTCTATTTCTTTCAGAACCTTCTCCATAAATGTATTCATCCATAGCTTCGTATATTACATCATTTGGTGTTGATTTAATATACTGAGTACTATTAGAATCTACCACTTTAGCAACATACATTAATTTTGTAGAGTTAGTATCATACAAATTAGTTAATGCTGCTAATGCTCTATTTCTTATCTTAGATATACTCGTTCTTTCACTTACAGTATCTTCTAATTCATCTAAATAAAATCTAGCTCCTGTAGTTTTAGCTTCTGCTAAATTTTTAGCAACTATAGAAAAACCACCTGCTTTAATAGCAAATATTTTAATTAGATCATAAGGATCTTTTGCAGGATCTAAATATAAAGGTTCATTTCCACATTTTATTGTCATCTTTGCCCACAATGTATCATTATCTGGTCTAAGTAATTTAACCTTATTCCAAAACATTGGATCATCTGCATCTATTATATTTTGTGCTAATTCTGCTTCTAATGAAGCAACAGCTGTTCTTATTTCTTTAACTTTTGCTGCTCTATCTTTAGCATTTAATCTTTTAACTTCTGGAGCAAATTCATTTAATCCTGTTACATATCTTTTTACTCCATTAACTTCTAAACATGAAAGTGCTTCTTCATGATACACTCCATCAAAAAGAGTCATTCCATAATTTTCTAAGCCCATGTTTTCTTTAGCAGGATCAAAATAGTTACGGACACATATAGTTTGGTCTTTACCATCTTGATACTGTTCTATCATATTTAATTCTTTTACTTGCTCTACTACTGGAGCTTCTATTGTTTCAGCAAAAGTATTTTCTACAACTGGTGTAGTTTCTTTAGTTTTAGTTTTTTTAGCCATTTTATTAAAAGGTTTTTAGTTTATAATTAAAAAAAAATTTAAAGAGGGATCCGTAGATCCCCCTTCAAATAAGTAGATATTAGAATGAACCACCCGTAATTGGATTCTTCATTACAATCTTAAGGACCTTAGTCGGGTCTTTTACCCATACAGCAGGCATGGTTTGAGTCATATAAACTCTATAACCATTGAAGTTCCCTGAAGACGCAAAGCCTTGAGATCTTCCCATATAATCCATAGTTCCATTTTGGTAGAACCATTTCAATTGATTATCCCATGAAAGTTTCAGTAAGTGGATATTATCACTTCCTTCATCAGTAACATCAAAGATTATAAATGAATAAGAGCTTAACGGTCTTCCATCTACTAATGGATTTTCAACATCATTAGTATGAAGATTGTCAAACGCTGGATTCAATACAAACTTAACGTTAGCTAAGAAAGGAATGATGAATGATGTAAATGACCATCCATAACCCATATCCATACCTGAACCTGTAACAGCACCCATATTGTCAGCATTGATTACCCAAGGACTAGTATTACCTGCACCATTAATGATACTAACATCATCTTTGATTGCCTCGTTAATCATTTTCATACCTCCAATACCTGTTTGTACAATAAGTTCACGTTTTGGATCTGGACCCTCAAACTCAACTTTACCTTGGTAGAAGTTATATAATTCATTTTTAAACATATCTAAGCTAAAGCCTCCTTTATTATAAACACGTTTAAATGAGTTATCTAATTGCTTCCAAAGACCAACAGATAATCTAATATCATCTGGTCCGTCTTGCTTAACTCTACCACCATGTCCCCACATTAAGTAAGTCTCAATGTCAGATGCAACCTTAGAAAGGTGTGCAGCTTCCATACTAGTAAGGAAAGTTCTAGAAAGATCACCATTATCAAATGCTCTCTTTACATAATCTTTACCCATAATTTCAACCATACTTTCAAGTGAAGAAACAGAAGGATTTAAGTTGTTATCAAAAGATCTCCAAATCTCAGTTACAGGAATAGTACCGTCAGCATTCATTCCTCCTTTAAGCATTAAGTCTGCTCTTGAAGAAATAGAATAATGAACATGTGCTTCAGCTCCACCTACAAAGTTGTAGAATTCACGGAAACCTGTGTTTGTTGAGATATCAGAAAATCTTTCACCATACTCACCACGTGCAGAACCTTTTCTAAAGTATTTAGTTCCAATTCCTTGGAAGGCTGCACCTAATGTAGCAGTGTTACTATTATTTACTAATTGAACTGTATAAACGAAACCATCACCTTGTGGTAAGATATCATCAGCAGTTACATATAATTCAGTTCCACCATACTTATCATAAGTAATGATATCACCATGTCCAAATTCACGTTTGTTAAACATGATCTTGAACTTTTGACCATCCGCTCCCATAGCTGTAGCACTATTTAAGTCCTTTACTATGTAAGGTAGATCTTGTGCAACAGGCGTTTGCCATTTATACTCACCACGTGCGTTATCCACCATGATTGTATTCTTTCCACCAAATGATGCTAATTGATATAATGGCATTTCCACTTTCTGTGTCATTGCCCAAATATCAATTGGCCCCATATCCATTGGTTCAGCAGAACCAAGCATCTGAGTTAAGTGATAAGAATCAACATGTGAATTCGCAGTATAGTTTGTATCCCTAAGAAACAGCCCATTATTTAAAACTGGAGTTGCCATAATTGATCACTTTTTTAAAATTAAACATTAAATTAATATATTAAAACCTTTTAAATATATTTTTATTTCCTCTAGGAAGTTTCCTAGATACTTTTCTTTTTGCTCCTGCATCTTTATTCAATACTGCCGCTGAAGATCTTTTTTGTGACTGTGCAGTCTTAAGTTTTCTTACAGTCTTTTCAACAGCTTTATTTTCTCCCTTCCGCATTAAGTTTGTTTTATAACCTTTTGGATCTGCTAATAACCATAATGCTTCAGTTATTAGTGGATAGTTTGGTTCAACAAACTGATATTTTTCTAAAAGATGTCCTAACAGATTTGTATTCTTTCCGTTAATAGATGGATAAGATGGATTAACTAAACCATTATAAAGTAATGATTGTGTTTTTCTGTCAATCCTTGTTTGTCCTACCCTACCATCTTTCAATGTGTTATACACATTTTTCATATAATTTTCAGATGCTTGTTGTTGTTGTTTCTTTTTCATCTGTTGTGCTTGCAATCTTTTAGCAACAACTTTTTCTTGCATCTTATCTAATTTTGGCTTGAACTTCATTGCTTGTTTTTCAAGCTTGCCTAAGTCCTTCCATATATCTATTTCTTCTGCAATCTCTTCTGCCGTACCAAATCCTGTTGCAGATAAATATTCTGTTATTATTCTTTCTTGACCTTTTTCAGATTTTGGATTTATTTCTCTAGTTTCTTCAACTTGAGCAAGTGCACCAAACAAACCTTTAAGATCTTCACCACCATCAGCAACATATCTTGCTGCTATTTGTAATTCTTCTGGTAAACTATTGAAGAATTGTTTAGGTGTTTCACTTCTAACAGCTCTTGTTCTTTCATCTAAATTAGCTTGAATAAGTTCTTCATAATCTTTAGCACTATATTCTTCAAGCGGCTTCTCATCATCAAAAGGAACTATTTTATCATCTTTAATTAATTTATTAAAAACGTCTGCTATTCCTTCTATCTTTTTTCTACCTCTTTTTACAGGTAGATCCTCTGTTTCATTGTCATCATTTAAACCTAAAACCTCATCAACATCAATTTTAGGTTTAACTTCTTGTTTAGCAGTTTCTGTAGTTTCTGTAGTTTCTACAGTTTCAGAAGTAGTTTCAGAAGTAGTTTCTTCTGCTGGTGCTTCTTCTTTAGCAGCTGGAGCGGGTTCATCTAAAAAAGATGTATCAATATCTCTCTGCTTTCTACTAAATATGTTTGGTTTTTTTTCTTCTTCTGGCAACGTTATAGAGTCTCCTCCTGGTGCTGCGTCAAAAATTTCATCAAGGTTAATATCTACTTTCTCAACCTTTGTTTCTTCTACTGTTTTGGTTTCTTTATCAGCCATAATAAATTTGGTTTTTAATGGTTATACATATATAATATACAAAACTTTTATTAGTAAACCTTAGAAATTTTTTTCAATTTAAAAATTTACAATAGTATATAGCTATCATTACTTTTTCTTATTCTTTTGATCTTTTTTAGCTCTATTTGGCATATCATATTTATTTTTATTTTCTTTAGCAATTGCTAACTGATCCTTAGAAACTGCACGTTGAGTAGCTAATTTTTCTCTTTCAATAGTTAACTTAGCTTCATCATTAGCAAATTTCTTTGCAGACTCTTCTCTTTTAAAGTTCATTTGCTCTCTATATTCATCTCTTTCTCTCATATCTTGCATTGCATCTTGGAAATCACTTTGCTGATTTTGATCTATATCCATCATTGCTCCATAACCAGAAGCTCTAATTTCTGCAACAGTGATATCTTTTTGTCTTTCTTTTTCAGCTTCAGACATTTTAAATTCACGTTCAGCTTGTTTTTCTTGCGCTTGAGCTTGTATTTGTTGCTCTTGCATTTGTTGCTGTTGTTGCATTTCTTGTTGTCTTTGAGCCTCTGTTTTAGTTTCAGCATCTTTAAGTATATCAGTAACTTCAGCAATTGAATCAGCTTTAATTATATTACCTAGATCAAATATAGAAGCACCTGTAGTATTATTAGTCATTGCTAATTCTTTAAGTTTATCTAATATTTCTCTATGATTTGTTTTAGTTGTACAGAAAATATTAAAATCTCTCATTAATAAATCAGTACCATTTATTTGAAAATTAACTTTTTCTGCTTGTGTAGATATATAGTTTAATCTAACACTTGGTTTAGTACTATGGTAATACTGAGAAAGATCAGTTCTCATTTTATGTACTCTAGGCATTAAATTATCTGAATGCTGTATAAAGTATGATTCTGTTTGTGAATAAGATTGTTGCATTGCTTGTGTAACGCCGGTTGCTGTTTGTTGTGCAACAGGGGTTCCCATTCTTTGTTGATTAACACCAATAGCTTCAAATGCTTGTTGTTTAAAATGATTAGCTAAATTTATTCTAGACATTAATCTACTAGATTGTTCTAGATTTAATGTTTGGTAATGATTAAAGTTTGTAGCATTTTCAGTATTAGTAATTGAAGTATCTAAAGGTAACATACCAAAATCTTTCATTGCTACATATGCTTTAGCCATATTATTTTTACCCCAATCTTCATTCATTGAATGTCTTGGTAATGCGTTTTGATCAAACATAATAACAGTGCCAAGTTCATCTACAAGTATATCAGCTATTTGATTATTTACCATATTATAACCAACTTGGTATGCTTTCATCAGATCAACTAAAGATGTAGATTTAGTATTTCTATCAGAAAACACTCTACCTTCTACAGGTAATTTACATCCATATAAACTATTATCTCCTTTAAATTGAAACTCTACTCTTCCAGGTTTTTCTTTATTAATTCCTAAATAAATAGGATTTATTTCTGTTGAAGGTTGTCTCCAAGTAGATGGTAAATTTGGACCAATTTTAACTCCACCCCAAACTTCATTAATCCATATCCAATCAATATGCTCTCCTTCTATTAAATTGTCTTTTGTTTTTTGTTTAAATAAATTAGTATTATATATTGGCTTTTCTGTTACATTATAATTTTCATCAACAATATTAGTTAAAACTTCTCCATCAGGTTTAACTCTAGTTAAGTGTCCAATTTTTCTTTGAGTTTTCCAATATACAGTTGTTACTCTTAACATGTTTGTTTCACCCCATGTATTAATATCTTCTCCTTCTCCTAATATTTTAGCTACAATATCTGTACCATGATTCGGATTATTTTGCCATCTACTTACATATTGTCTATAAGGTAAACCAGGCATATTAGTATTCCATTCATGTGATTTACTTGGATCATAATATGAACCGTCATTTTGCATTGCTCCAACTTGATATCTTGAAGATTTTATTGGATAAATATCTTCTAAAGATTTTAATTGTTTTTCAGTCATTAAGTATCCAAACATATCTATTGCATCAGATACAGTCATCATTTCACATTTACCTACATAATTACCATCTGCAATATATCTTGTATCAGGAGACTTTTGATAAAATGTTAATGCTGGATTCCATAACTCTACTTCATAATCATCTTCCATCATTCTAAAATGCCAAAATTCTCTATCACAAATAAGCATATCCCTAAATGCTCTTTCTTCAAGTTCTTGCATTTTAAATCTTTCTTGATCTACAACTAATTGATGAGCTGCCCATTCCTCTACTAAACTTCTATAGTCTTTAGAAAAGAAATCTTCTATTTCAGGTAATGATTTTATTTGTTCAGGATCTAAAGCTTTCTGACCTTCTTCTGAAGCAGGGTCCATACCTGCATCAGCCAACTTAAATGTTAACTTCATTTTAGCATCCATCAATAAATTTTCTTCAACTAATGCTCTTTTCTTTTCAAGCATTTCATTATATGATGTATCATCTACAGCTCTAAATTGTACTTTATTAAATCTTTTAGAAAATTCTCCTGAAAGAACATTAACTACATTTGGAATAATAGGATAGAATTTAAGTTCTAATGCTGACTCATCTTCCTTTGTTAATACATCCATTAAATCTTTGTAGTCATTATCTTCTTCAACTATGTAGTCTGTTTTATCAATAATACCTTTGGCTAATTTATAGTTCTTAAGAATTTTTCTAGAAGCTTTTCTTAAGTAATCCATACCTTGCATTTCTAACCAGTCTATATTCCATGCAGCCCAATCATTATCTTTCTTTTTAGCTGATATAAATTGCACAGGTTGTGTTAGACTTGCTGAAACAGAACGGCTATCTGCTTTAGCACCTTTTTTCATTTGTAAGGCGTTTAATACCTTCATACTATTTTTTCTTTTTAATTATGTACTTTACAGAAATTTTACCATAAGATGTATTAGTTGTCCAGTTTTCATTATATCCGGTTGCTGTAGTTGTCCAATATTTATTCATCATTTTATGTTTTTAAAAGCAGATCTTTTAATTTTCATTCCAGATAGACCTTTCCGTCTACCTAAATTTTTAAAAGGTCTACTAGATAATTTATACATTTTTTGTGGTTTTTCCAAGCTATCTACTGACTTATCCTTTTCTTTACGCTTAATATAACCCCTATTAGCTTGTTGTAGTTTAGCAAATGCTATAAGTGCAGAAAAAGCTACAAGTCTATCTACGTTTAATCCAGGAAAGTATTGCATCATTTCAATTAATAACATTTTATCTGGAATTCTTTCTACTCCAAGAGTAGATGATAGTACTTCTCCACCCTCATTTAATTCTTGATCTATCTCTTCTCGTATCCATTCTATTGCATAAGATATAAGATGATTTTTAAATAATGTTCCTGTATTTTTCCATCCATATTCTTGAAATACATTATTATTAGATCCAAGATCTTTTAAGAATACTATTTGTTGTTTTGGTACTAAATACTTTTGTTTTTTTCTAGCAATCATATGCTGAATAAAAAGAGATATATTGTTCTCTACTAAAGTCCAAGCATTATACCATTCTATTATAAGTTCTAATTGCTCATGTGTTTTGTTTATATCATCATATCTACCACACCAAGATGCTACAATTTTATCCCCTTCTGTATAATGTTCTAATCCTTCTGATGTTTCTCTTGTAACTTCAACAGGATTCTTATAAACAAATATACTACATAATGAATCTGATGTAGTTGTTTTACCTTCTGATACCGGGTCAATAGATGCATAATACATACTAAATGGAGGATTTTTTACAGGTCTTTCCCAAACAACCATAGAGCCTGTTTTATCTTCTTGTTTCTTTTTAACTGGAAAATCAGATATAGGAAGTTTATTAGTTTTACTTGCAACAATTCCTTCATCATCTCTTTCTAATTTTATAAACTCATATGAGTATTCTTTTTCTTCTATTTTTCTTATTTGCTTACTTAGTATAGCTTGTGGAAAAACAGCTTCTTTTCTATATGCAAAAGCTTCAGCAATATCAATTGGTTTTTGAGAAATTCTTAATTGATATTGTTCAGGAGCAAGATCTTTTTTCCATTGAGCTCTTTCTTCATCAATAGCCTTTAAAGCTTCTGGAACTAGACTATTACCATATTCATCAATATGTGGAGGCATAGACCATTGTTCTGGAATAAATAAACCACATATACCTATTGTTCCTTTATCATCCATTAAATTTGTTTCAACTGCATATATATCATTTGCTTGTGGATTTAGTATAAATTCTTTTAAAGGATTACACTGATCAAGATCACCCACTGATCCGGCAGCAATAAACATACCTGTAGTCATCATCCCTGATGTCATTGCTGGTCTAATATATTCATATGTTTGATCCATCTTAGGGGCAATACCAGCTTCTTCATGAAAGAAATAATTACAAGGTCCACCAACTCCAGTAGTTGCATTTTTTTCAAAAGAAGCTCCTTGTATTTTAGACATAAGACCTCTATTAGTTTTTCTATTGTTTATTCTAACTTCAATCTTTTGTTCCCATAATAATACTTTTTCAGGAGTACATGGTCTATACCATGCAGTATGTTCATTAAGAAATGTTTTATATTCATCTAAAAACTTCCATGAACCTTTATCATTTATATAGTCTTTTAGTGATGCACCTATTTTACATATAGATCCTTCTTCAAACCAAAATTGATTTATAATTTTTGCCATGTGAAAGTAAGAAGAAGCTATCTGCCTTTTCTTTAATATAGCAACATGTTTATTATTTAGTTCTGCTAGTATTTCATACAAAGCCATATGATACTGAGCATCTCTTACTTTAGCAAAACCGTATTTCTTTTCTTCTTTATCAAATATTGGTAAGAAATTTAACCACATATAGTAATCTCTTGTAACATACCACACTTGTTTTTTACCATGATATATTACACCTTCTCTACATTTTTCTTTTTGGTCATTCCAATAGTTAATATAATCTTTAGATCTAAAAGGTTTATCACAATAAAAACCTTGATCATTAAATATTGTAGCTTGTTTATTAAATAACAAAGCTACTTCATCAAATTCATATTGACCTGGTTCTCTAAATAAAGTGGTCAAATACTTAACAAAACTTTCTTTAGTTTCAAATTCAGTATATGACCACTTATTATCTTTATATGTAGGTACTTTTTTATACATTTAATCAAGATGGGATATTTTACAAACCACTCCTGATTCTGCTAATAATAAATGTTTTTCTCCATCATGTTCAAACTCTTTAGCATTAGTATGTTCAAGAACCCATTGTACGTGATCTCCTTCATTAAACTCATCACTTACCTTACCGCCTTTAGCAATAATAGTTCCTTTAGGAATTTGTTGTACTTGTGAATCAGGAAGTATAATTCCAGAATTTGTTACTTCTTTTACTGGTACAGGCTTTACTAATAAATTATGCCCAACAGGTATTACTTTTAATTTTTTCATAGTTTTAAATAAATTTATAATTGATCATAAGCTAGACCCTGTCCACCGCGGACAGAGCTTTTTTGTTCATCTTTCATGTCATTATATGCGCCTTTAAATGATTGTCTAATTTGATCAAATTTAGCAGCAGTATTGACTAATGAAGTTAAGTTTCCATCTCTACCATGCTCTATAGATGTAGTCTCCATATATCTTGCTAATCTATCTAACATAGTTTTAATACCTTTATATGCTCTATATGTTGGAGTTTGATATAATTCTTTACAAGTATCTACAGCATGTCTTATTGCACCATCTTCAGTAGATTCTTCTAAACTTACCTCTTCTATTATCATATCTTCTTTTTCATGCTCTGGAAGATTAAAGAAAGGATTCATATCAGGATCTGGACATGTCATATAAAATACATATTGATATATAGACAAATATGTATCTGGATATTTTTCCATAATAGTTTTTAATGACTTTAAAGTATAACAATGTTCTGAAGGAACTACTTTTCCATTTTGTATATCAAATAATTTTATTAGCATAGTGGATTATCTTTTAACCACATCATAAGACTTTGAACTTCTTGTTTTAAATATGGTAATTCATAAATTTTAATTTCTTTTATTATTGGTTCTTTTTGATCATTATATTTAGTTATTGGATATCCGAATTTATCTTCTCCTTCTTTTTCAAATATAACATGTTGTATTTGTAAATCTCCAATCTTAAGTTTAGGATTATGTTTTTTAATTATGTAAGCATACAGACTTAATTGTAAATTATAATGTTTAAGATTGCAATCATCTAAATGACTTACAGGATTATACATTTTAGACACAATACCTTCCCAATTTTTAAATCCTTTTTTCTTTATTTCTTTATTTGTCTTATAATCAAGTATATTAATTTTACCATTAACTATACTTACAAGATCTGCTTGCCCGCATAAACCAGCTGATTTTAAATAAACAAAATGTTCTGGATATACACCTTCAGAAAGTTTTTGCTCAGGTGCAATCTTGATTCCATTTTGATCTACTATAGGTTTTATTATTGGAACTTCTGTACCATCTCTTTCAATAGTTTTAAATTCTAATAATCTTTTTTCTCTTTCATCATGATACCAATTACCTAATCCTATAGCTCTTTCTGACTCTCTATTCCAAGCTGCTAAAATATCTTTTGGTGTCATCTTATACCATTTAGATCTTTTATTTTTAGAAGATTTCTTAGCTTGTTTTTCTGCATCAAATTTAGGTTTAAACATACCTACAAATGATGTAACACTTGTCCATTTGATTTGATCTTTTTTAAGATTTTCATCTAATGTTTCATATATATGTCCGTCTGATTTAAATATTACTGGCATATTACTTATATAAATTTTTACCTATTTGTTTTTTTACTTCTGTTTCTAAATCTTTATTCATAACAGCTTTCCATTTACCTTTAGGACAATCTGAAGACAAAGACCTTATTTTTATTCCTAAACTACACCCACAATCTGCACAACATGGCTGTGTTCCATTTACTGCACATTTATCACCTGCTTCATCTAAAGCAGGACATACAGAGCATTGTTGCCATCTTAATCTTGCAATTTGCTCAACATCTTCTTTTTTAAATATATTATTTTTAACGCCTTCTAATATTTTATCCATATTACCAAAGGCACCTATAATTTTATTTAATTTCATTTTTAAAATTTTTTCTTTTTTCTAATTTATTATTCATTTTAATTAAAACTTCTTCCATTTGCTTAAGTTTTTCTTTTACAGGAAGATATTTATCAAAACCTCTATAAGTCATCTTTTCAAGATTACCTAATATATCTTTATTTCTTTTTATTGTTCTTTCTAATTTTTTCTTTCTAATACTAAAAGTTCCTAATCCTGATACGTTTATATGTGTATCAGTTAAGTTAGATAAATTCTTTCTTACTTTAGCATAATAAAAAGTTACAATATCATCTACTACATCTTTATGCACACCTATTTCTTTTGCCACTTCTTCAAAAAAAGACTTATGATTCTTTGGTTTCAATTCCTAAAATTTTATAATCTAATAATATTATTCCTTCTGTTTGTATATTTAAATCAGAATTAATATAAATAGTTTTTTTATTAGATCCATTTTTTATAATTAAATTCTTTTTTTCAGCTTTTGCTAAAGCATTTCTACATGATTGAGAACTTTTAAATATTTTCTTTTCTGAAATTTCTTTACAGAAAGAAGTTAATTCTTTACTTCCTACTTTAGCTAATTCTGCTAAACAATTAAGATCAGAACTACTTATTTGAATATTATTTAAAAAGCAATAAGTAAGGATTTGGTATTTAATAACCTCATCCTTACTTGTTTTTACTTTCTTATTTACTTTATTTACTATAGCCATGAATGTAATATATCTTTGCTTTCTAATAAAGTATAGGTAAATCTATTACCCCAAGTATCTCTTGCCTTTCTACATACTTTCATAAATATTTTCCAATCATCATTAGCTGCTATTACTTGACATCCAGCAGACCATTTGTCTACTTGTGTAGATTTTTTACCAGCATATTTTGTAGCTCTATGAATATTTATTCCAAATAAACCTTCTTGCACACATTCTTCATGAAGATTGTACCATTGATCACGGTTATCATCTCTATAAACTTTTACAGGTCTATCCTGTCCTAAAGCTTCATATCTACCTTGATGTTTTCTAATAATATGACTTCCTCTATATTGACCGGGCTTAAGTATAGCAACTCCATCCTTTCTCATTATATTTTCAACCCAGTGAGTACCTGGATCTGTAGTACAATCAAAAGAATGAAATTGCCATTCACCGTTAACTTTATAAGAAAGAGTTAATTTATCATCAAAACGGTTTGTAACTTTATCTTTAGTATCAGAGTTTCTTACACCTATGATATTAAGATTATAGTCACCTTTGTCAAACCACAGATAATCTGTTTTACGTTTGATGGTCTCTTGAATTTTTTCTCTAGTTAGTTGCATTTTCTGTACGTTTTAAAGTTCTTTTAACCGTTTCAGCTGCAGTTTGTTGAGCTTTTGCTTTTGCAAATTCAACACCTGCTTCAGATTTAGGAGCTTCAGGAGGACCTGCCATAGTATTAGCTACAAACATTTGTGCTTGTAATCTTTCAGCACGACACTTTTCAATATCTCTTAATAATTCTTCATATTGTAATTGAGTTTTTAAAGAAGGTATATGCTCTTTATAATAAGCTGTAACTTCTTTTCTTTTTTTGTCAAGTTCTTCTTTTGACACTTCTACTTCTTGAGTAGGTTTAGTTTCTTTTGCCATTTTTAAATGATTTTAAAATTAATAACTATGGCAAATATATATAAAAAGTTTAAATAAAAAAAGTTTAAAAGAAAAAAATAAAATATATATTATTTAAAACGTTGTGATAAACAAGAAAATATTACAGTTGCTGTACCTCCTGATGTAGATATTTTAGTGTATAAATCCA